AAAGCAGTTAAAGCTAAGGCAGGAGCTATGCCAAGCATTAAAAAAGAAAAAATGTCTAAAGAGGCTAAGGCTAAGGCAGCTTATGAGCGCTCCAAAAAGAAAGCAGAGAAGCTAAAAGAAGTTAAGCCCAAAAAACCAGTTAAGGTTAAAAAAGTTAAAGGCCCTGCTACACAAAGAATGTTAGATGACGAGATGAGAAGAGAGCTTAAGGGTGAAACCGTTAAGGCTCGTCGTGACCGCATTAAGAAAGCTTCTGACCCTAAAAAGAGGCGTAAGGCTGCACAGTTAACAGAAGGTCGTGAAACTTCTGCAGACTTTGAAGCACGTATGTCTCGTGAGGCTCGTCAAGGGGGTGGAACTGATGTAGGTAAAAAGAAAGCCAATCGTGGCTCAAGCTCTGACCCTTTGTATGAATACGAAGCCAGTCAAGCTTCTTCTTTCCTTCGTGGTAAAGACAAACCATTTATGGACGAATACGAGAAAGAACTAACTGAATTGATTAATAGAAACAAAGGTGGCTCGGTGCGTGGTGTAGGTTGCGCTAAAAGAGGCTACGGTAAAGCAATGACAAAGGGGAAAAAATAACATGGCTGTTGGAGCAGGAAAAGAAGGTTTAAAATTAATTAATAAGTTTGTAAAGGGAACTCCAAAGGGTAAGTCTCCTAACTATGGTAAACTTAAAGCAGAGCTTATTAGAAAAAGAAGAGAGAAGCAGGCAAGTGATGCTGAAAAAGAAGCTCTGTCTATTCTTAAAAAGAATGACGAGAAAGCTACGATGCAACAAAAAGCACGTCAGTCTGCCTCAAGTCGTAAGAAGCCTGTAAGCTTGGCAGGCCCCAAAGAGTTTGGCGGTACCACTAAGTCTAAGCTTCAAGAAGGTTTAGAGTCTGTAGGAAAAACAAAAAGTCCAAAAGTAAAAAAGACAGTTAGCAAGCCTATGTCTGCTGCAAAAAAGAAAAGAGTAGAAGAGGCCCGTAAAAAAGGTTCGGGCGCTTTGATTCGTGAAGGTCTTTCTGATATTAAAGCCTATGGTGGCAAGGTTAAAAAGAATGTAGGAGGTAAGATTAAAATGGAAAAAAGAACTGGTGTAAAGAGTAGCGCTTTAAAGAAAAGGGAAGCAGCAAAGAAAGAGCATGGTCCTGGCACTAAAAAAACATATGGAGGAAGCTTGGACAAAGGAATTTTAAGGAAAATGGGTGGCAAAGTAGGCAAGCCTAAAGGCGTAGGCTGTGCAACTCGTGGCTATGGGAAGGCAATGAAGAAGTAATGAAAAAAGTACCAAAGAAGAATAAAGGTCTTTCCAAGCTTCCTACCGCTGTTCGTAACAGTATGGGATACTACCAAGAAGGTGGTCCTGTAACAGAAACTATTAAGGGTAATCGTGGCACAAAAGAACAAGGCATGAGAGCTTACGAATACCAGCAGGAAATTAAAAGAGAACACGAAGAGCGTATGAAGTACATTGAAGAACAGCTTTCAGATAACCGTGGTGGTAAGAAAAAGTAATGTCTGATGCCAAGTACACAAAGCCAGAACTCCGTAAACGAATTGTTGCTCGCATTAAAGCGGGTAGCAAAGGCGGGGCAGCTGGTCAGTGGTCGGCACGTAAGGCTCAGTTAGTTGCAGCTGCTTATAAGAAAGCAGGTGGCGGCTACAAGGGCGGTAAAGGAAAGAAACAAAAGTCATTAAGCAAATGGACAAAAGAAGAATGGGGAACCAAGAGTGGTAAGCCAAGTACGCAGGGGGCGAAGGCCACAGGTGAAAGGTACTTACCAAAAAAGGCGAGGGCTAAACTCACAAAAGCAGAGTATGCGAAGACTACGGCAGCTAAAAGAAAAGGACGAGCAGAAGGAAAACAGTTCGTTAAGCAGCCTAAAGCTATAGCTAAAAAAACAGCTAAAGTAAGAAACGCTGCAAAAGGTGGTTCCATCTCAGGACATAATAGGTTATACTAAGACATGGCAATTAAGAAAAAAGATTCAAGATTAGCACGTGCAGGTGTAAGTGGTTTCAATAAACCAAAGCGTACTCCTGGTCACCCAAAGAAGTCACACATTGTTGTGGCTAAAGAGGGCGATAAGATTAAGACTATTCGCTTTGGAGAGAAGGGTGCAAGCACAGCAGGCAAACCAAAGGCAGGTGAGTCAGCACGTATGAAGGCAAAGCGTAAATCATTTAAAGCTCGCCACGGAAAGAACATTGCTAAAGGCAAAATGTCTGCAGCATACTGGGCAGATAAGGTTAAGTGGTAATGGCTATTAGTAGGTCTGCGGTCAGCCAACAAGTGAGCAAACCTGGAAGAAAGGTAGGTGGTCGTAAAAGAAACTCTACTGGTTCTGCTAGTCCAAGAGGCACAGGCCAGACAGTTCGTTTAATGGCTGGCCGCAAACAATCTGGTCATAACAGACTATACTAAAGGAGAACATGAATGGCAACGTCAGGTACATATACCTTCTCAATGGATATTGACGAAGTAATTGAAGAAGCCCTAGAAATGATTGGTGGTGAGGCCACGCTTGGTAACGAGCCTAAGTCTGCTCGTCGTTCTATTAACTTGCTTCTACAAGACTGGCAGAACCGTGGCATTCAGTTGTGGACAATTGGAACCACCGCTGTTACCGTTGCAACCAGCGTTACCTCCTATGTATTGGGAGAAGAGAACATTGACGTTCTGGAGGCTGTGGTTAACCGTGACAACATCGACCTGCAGCTAGAACGCATCAGCATGGAAGAGTACCTCAAAGTCCCTCGTAAGGGGCAGACAGGGCGTCCTACGCAGTTTGCTGTACGTAGAGAGCGTGACCAGTCTCGTGTCTTCCTGTGGCCTATCCCAGAGAATAGCACAGATGCAATTAAGTTTGAAACTGTAAAGTATTTCCAAGATGTATCCAAGTCTTCTCAGACTGCTGACATCTCTCGTAGGTTCTATCCTTGCTTAACTGCAGGCACTGCCTACTTCATGTCAATGAAACGTCCAGGTGTAGATGCAGGTCGCATCCAGATGATTAAGGGCGAGTATGAAGATAGACTTATGAGAGCGCAGGAAGAGGATAAAGAACGTGCCAGCATGTACATTCTCCCTCGTCTGAGGTAGTGACATGGGTGCAACTAAAGCATTAGGTCTTTGCGATATCTGCGGATTTAGATACGAGCTAAGAACTTTAAAGAAGAACAGTTATGGGATGATGGTTTGTCCATCAGATTACGAAGGAAAGTTTGACCAGAAGAATCACCCACAAAATAGAATCGCCAGGGTAACGGACGACTATGTTGTTAAAGACCCTAGACCACAGGTTCCGTCACTTGTTTCGGCAGTGCCTGTATCTTCTTGGCTTCCCCCGTATCCAGGACCGTAACAAATGGCGAGAGGAAAACATGTACAAGCTGAATGTGATATTTGTGGGTTTGCTTATCCACGTAGTAGATTACGTAAGAATAGCTTTAACCTCTGGGTGTGTCCCTCTGACTGGGATGGAAGCTATGACAGAGTCAACCATGCGCAGAACAAAGTCCCTGACATGCGAGACAGAAGTCAGTATGTAATGAATGCAAGGCCTGACCCTAATATCGACAGGGGCATTACTTGGGATAAAGCAACAGAGAGATATACCACAATATACCAGTGGGAGTTGGTAGACATAAGTTGGAATAATGTATAATGACTGATTTAACTGGCAAGCTAATTGCTAACACATATAAAGATATATTAACTATTGCGGCCAGTGTAGAGAACTCTGGTATAGATAGCACACTTAGACGTGTTCAAGACGGAGGTGGGAATAACTCACCACTGAAGTTATCTGAATCAGCTGTAGCCTTTACAGGCAATGTAAGCGTTAATGGTAATTTAAATGTTAATGGTTCGTTTCAACCAGATACCGTCAACACTAATGAGCTACAGGCTACAACGGTAAGCGCAACTAATATTACAACAAATAATCTTACGGCTGAAACACTTATCTTTCAAGACGTAAGTGTAAGCAGTTTACGTACAGGTAACCTATATGCTGCCAATATTAGTGCAGGTACAGTAAGTGCTACCAGTATCGATGCAACAAACATTACAGTAGCTGGGGATAACGTAGCTACCAGCAGTGCCTTGGCTTCTGTTAATGATGCATTGGTTTCTGTTGAGGCTCTTATTTCAAGTAACATTGTGTTTGTTCTTAATGCACAGGCATCTGTACTCACTGTGCTTGCAGGTTTAGCAGCTACAGATGTAAACCTACAGAATAATATTAATTCTGTTTCAGCAACAACATCTGCAAACGGTGTGCTGATAGCTAATAACTCTACTCAAATTAATATCTTATCTACTTCTATTACCGCTAATGAATCAGCTATTACTTCTATTAATAATATTTTAGGAGATGGTAGTGCATATGCTAGTGCAGGTACTTCTGCTACATTAGAAACTAGGATTGCAGGTGTATCTTCTACTTTAGAAACTCGCATTGCATCTACCTCCGCTGCGTTAACGAGTAATATTAACACAGTTTCAGCTACCTTGTCAAGTACTAATATTGCATTGCAAACAAGTATTGCAAACAGCAACTCAGCAATTGCTACTTTATCTGCAACAATGGCAACAAGCATTGGCAATCAAATGCCCCTAGCGGGGGGAACATTTACTGGTCAGGTAATTTTTAATGATAATGGTTTTACAGTTAACTCCAACGCATCAGCAGTATTTAATGGCCCTATAAAAATGAACTCTTCTATACTACTGGGTAACAGTAGTGGTGATACCATAACTGGTTCAGGCCGTTGGGGAAGTGATATTATTCCTAATAGTACTACTGGGAGAGATTTAGGTACTGATAGCCTTAGATGGGACCAGGCATACATTAATACTTTTAGAGGTGGTATTGATGCTATACAAACATCTGTTACAAACCTTACATATCCAAGTCCTTATGGAAAAGCTCCTGCAACTGTAGACTATGTAACCTCTGCTGTTGCTGCAAAAGCAAGTGTGGGTACGTCTGCTACATTAGAAACAAGGATTGCTGCAGTATCTGCATTGATTCCTACATCATTAACAGAGCTAGGAATTACTGATGGCACGGCAGGTCAAGTTTTACAAACAGATGGTAATAGTGTATTTACTTTTGTTTCAGCAACTGGTGGCGCTAATATTGCGGCAGGAACTAATATTGCCCTTACTCAAAATGGTGTTACTGTTACTGAAACTACAACAAGTGCTACAATTAATGTGGTTGGAGTGGCAAGCATAGGAACATCAGCTGCTCTTGAAAGCAGAATTGCTACAGTGTCAAGCACAATGGCTACGTCTATTGCTAATAGCAACTCAGCTATTACAGCATTGAGCGCAACGATGGCTACAAGCATTGCGACAAGACTTGCATTGGCTGGTGGGACAATGACAGGAAACCTTATCCTTAATGCCGACCCCAGTGCAAACTTACAAGCTGCAAGTAAACAATATGTAGATAATCTCACAGCCTCAAGTATTCACATTCACGAAGCAGTAAGGGTAGAAACAAATGGTACAAACCTAAACGCCACATATAATAACGGCTCTTCAGGTGTAGGAGCTACTCTTACTAACGCAGGAACTCAAGCAGCTTTGGCTATTGACGGTGTAACACTTAATACTAGTGACCGTGTTCTTGTTATGGGTCAAACCAATCAGACACAAAATGGTGTTTATGTAGTTACTAACACAGGCTCTGGTTCTACTAACTGGATATTAACACGCTCAGATGATGCTGACACTTCTGGTGATGGCGATGCCAACAGCCTAGATGAAGGTTCTTACTTCTTTGTTCAAGAAGGTACTATTGGTGCTGCCCACGCCTTTGTTTGTAATACACAAGGAACAATTGTATTCGGCACAACTAATATTACCTTTGCACAGTTTAGCGATTCTGTTGAGTATACCGCAGGTACAGGTATTAATGTTAATGCCAGCCGTGTAATTTCCACATCAGGCGTAGCTACAACAGGGCAGCTTACAGCCCTTTCTGCTACGCTGGCTACAAGCATTGGCAACAGTAATACAAATATTACTACTAACGCTGCTGCTATCACATCCATTAATGGTGTGTTAGGGTCAGGGGCTTTTGCAAGTGCAGGAACATCAGCCACGTTACAGACTAAAATTAATGCAGTGTCAGCTACGATGGCTACAAGCATTGCTAATGTTTCTTCTGCTTTGGGAAGCCGCATAACAACTTTAAGCGCTACAATGGCTACAAGTATTGCTAATGTTTCTGCTACACTTGAAGCAAGAATTAACGCTGTATCTGCTGCTATTACTACCACAGAAATAAATAATTTTTACTACACGGCGACTACATCACAGATAACATTTAGTGGCGCAGACAGTCAAGGCAATTCTTTATCATATACCCCTGGACATTTATTGGTTACTCTAAATGGTCTTGTGCTTGATGGGGCTGCTGATTATACAGCAACGACGGGAAGCTCTATTGTTTTGGCGGCACCGTCTTCTTTAAAAGACGAATTAAACGTAGTTTCATTTGAAGGTGTTGTTCCGTCTGGTGGCCTTGCTACTACTGGGGGAACTATTACTGGAAGCCTAACTGTTAACAATAACCTAACTGTTGTC